GTATTATATAATGCCTGTGCTAGACGCTCATCGGTCAGTTGAATGCTTGATGAAGATATATCAGCGCCACTATTCTTTAAAATTTGTTGAATCTGTTCGGTTGTAATTGATGATTTATTACCACCTACATCTCTATGATACGATTGACCGGTATTTGGATCTGCAATTGCAGCAAATATTTTGGCTAATTCCAATTGTTGTTTTGTAGTATCTGAGCCTGCACGTTTTAGTGCTTCATTAATTAGTGCTGTGGCTAATTTATCTTGTGTTTCTTTATTAAATTTATCGTCTTTACTCACAATTTTTTTATTAACTAAACTTCTTAAAGTATCTGGTATAATTTGATATCTACCTGCAGCAAAAAATTCTCTTCTGGCTTGTGCTGCCATAACTTCTTCAACTGTCATATTAATAAGATTCGGTGTTCCAAGTTTATTATCTCCTGCCATTCCTTTATTAGATGCATTATATTCTTGAGAACTACCTTCTGCTTTACCTATTATATCTAATAAACTTTGATTTTGTGAAATTCTTTTTGGAGAATTAGAATTATCGTTATCGGGTATTATTTTAGGAAGAAGAGGGACATAGCCGCCGCCATATTCACCTTTAGGTAAAGCTGCTTTACCTTCCTCTACTGCATCACTGAATACATCAGGATTAGTGCTAAAAAGATCATTATATTTTTTATTTTCGGCGTTGAGTTTTTTCTGAAGTTCTACAACCTCACGTGCTAGTTTCTGTACGATCAGAGATTGACCCAATTTGTCTCCTGGGGCGCCATTTTGCATTTTTTCTAATATATCTTTTTGGGTATTCATTTCTTCCATTTTTGGTTTTAATTTTTCTGACAAAGAACTTCTAGTCTCGTCACTGGTAACAGCACCTATTGCACCCGCTATTCCAGCCGCAGTAACTGCTCCAAGAAGTGCTGCAGGATTTTTTGCAAATCCTAACCCTAGACCCAATGTCAATCCAGCCAAAATTTTTCCTTTATTTTCTTGAAAAAATTCATTAAATAAAAAACCAAATACTTTACCCAAAGAGCCAAAAGTATCTTGTAAAACAGCAAACCCAGCACTTATATGTACTTTAGTTATATCAATAATTTCAGCAAATCCTTCTCCTATACTGTTTAATGTCGGAAGAAAAAAGTTATACATGCTATCACTAAAATTACTAAGTGTTTTTACTATATTTTTAGAAGTTGCTTCAGTGAAACCCATTTTCACTAATAGTTGTTGAGAAAAAGAAGTTCCAGGATCAAATCCTAATCCTTTTAAAATATCATCTTTTAATCCTTTGAAGTCTGTATTTGCTGCAACTTCTTTTAGTAGATATGCAATACCAGCCAATGCAATAGTTCCTAATAACCAACCGCCAGGAATACCGCCAAGAATTCCACCAATTGCACTTAATATTCCACCGCCGACGCCGCCAACAACACCAAGTAATCCAGAAACAACACTACCAATAATTCCAGCACCTCCGCTTAATACACTACCAATACCACCAAAGATGCTACTCATTATTCCACCAGAAGCACCAGGTGCTGCACCTCTTTTTGGCATACCATCAACTTGAGCATTGCGTCTATTCGCATTCATGTACATAGCATCTGAACCTTTGGCAGATTTTCCAGTAACTTTTCTAGTTAAACTTACTATATTTTGGCGAGTAATATTCATATCACGAGCCATCATATTCATATTCATAGTATTTTTAGCAACTATTTTTAAAAGTCTTTCTTGTTTTTGATTTGAAATAACTAGCGCATCCAAGCTTGCACCTTGTATAGGTGAATTTGACCTTCCAGAAAGCCTTGCTGCATTTCCACCCGTAGCAGAATATCCTTTACCAAAGATTTTCTGCCCAGTTCTAGATATAGCACCAGTTCCGCCAAACAGACTATTACGAATATCCATTCTCTCTCGTGTTTGTTTTAGTGCAGCAGAACCAAGAGAACTCATAACTCCTTTTGAGTTTAATTCTTGCTTATAGATATCTGAAAATTTTGATTTTGCCATTTATTTTCTTTTTCTTATTAAATTTTGTTGTTTAATCTTCTCGTTCTCTTCATCAATGTAACGGAGAAGCATTGTAACATACACATTTCTTTCCCACGGCATCATTTCATTTAAATCGGTTAGTGAATAATGATGATGTTGCATAAGTGCGAAATTAGTCTGGTAGTGGTTACTCAAATTATCATAACGAAAGGTTATACGAAAAAACTTTGGATTCCTTCAAGTAAAATTTCTTCTTCATATCCACACTTTTGGCATTTGAATTTAATTTCTTTTTTCAGTCTAGGTATACTCTCAAAGAAAGTTTGAATCATTCCGAATTGTTCTCTATTTAAACTTTCCACAAAGTCTATCAATTCTTCTTCAGATGCATCTTTAGCATAATAAACATTCTCTTTATCGTAGATGTAATCTATTGATGAAATAACTGTTTTCAAAACAACATTTGTAGCATTAATATTTCCTTCTTTGCTGACTGAATCTATGCCACCAAAATTTGGATATTTCATAACAACACCTAATTTAGGTGTCAATTGCAATTTGTTATTAATATCTTTAATGTCTGGTTCAATTTCAAGTGCATTAAAACTTAATTTTACTGTTGCATTACATTTTTTAGCATCATCGCCTTCGCCGCTAATTGTGTTGTTACACTTATATTGTAAATCAATAACTTCACCAATTGACCTAGCCCGCAGGTGCATGAAAAAATATTCAAAATCAAGAATTGGTAATAAATCAACATCCAAATCAGAAACGCAACAATTATTAATAATCTGTCTAATTGCTAACATCACTGAATTTGGGTCTTCAGATTCTGAAGCCATCAATAGTATTTTTTCTTCTTTTACTAAAAAAGGTCTGAATTTAACTTTCTTTGTTGAAAGTGGTAGTGTAATCTCATATAGAGGCACATCAATTTTAGGTAACATAAAATCTCCAAATAATTAATTAAATAGTCTCGGGATAGCCGCCCCAAGAAGAGCCGATGCTGCGGCGCCCACATCATAACCACCCTCATAAATGGTTTTAAATTTTTGATAAGAAAACTGAACTGATAGTCTGTGTATGCCATCATCTGACCAACTTAATGCTTGAGAACTAATACCGACAGGAAACGCATCAATTAATTCAACTGCATAAATTTGTTTTATAAAATCATCATACTGAACAATTTTAATGTTCGTCATATATCCACCAGTTAAACCACTACCTTTAGGAAATCTGGCATTATTTGTGTCTGTAGGAACAATTGATTCAAGCCATCTGTCAAATAATTTTCTTTCATAGAATTCATTTGTACAAATCCAAGTCAATGTAGTTTCTGAATAATTTGCTTTGTACGGAACTTTAAATCCTGGACCATAAATTGTAACATCTGCACTTGTTAAAGATTTTCCAGGAAGTTCGGCTGATTCACACTGTAATGCTAAGTATCTTGAAATAGAAGGATTACTGGACACTTGCTGTTCTGATTGTCCTAATATACGAGTTGTTACATCAGAAAAAACTGAATTTGGTAAGTTTAAAAGTTTTTCCAATATACTAGAAGAAATGAATCTATTGACATGTGTTGGTATTGGTAATATAACTTGAAAGCGACTAGGTCTGGCTAGTCCTTCTTTTGCTTTTATATTAGATAGAAATAACTGCGGTAAAAATGACATTAGAATTTTTTCCTAGAATCTGCGTATGCTTTATATTTACTTGCTTTTTGGAATTGTTCAACCGGAAGCAAAGCTGCTATGTCCCATTCATCCGCAAAAATTTCAACGAATCTAGATTCTACATGTGAATTTAGATATCGTTTAATGCATGGAGTTGCTTCATATGCTTTTGAGAAAGAATTTAGCATCTGATAATTTAATCTCAACCGAGTGGTTTTATCAAACTTTTTATTGGTTGCATGTTCACTTAATTTATCTAAGAGGATGATACGTTGCTTTGGGTGAATGTAATGTAAATTCAACCCTAAAAAACCGTCTGAGTATAGTTGTATTGGTAAAACCAACGGGAACCGGTCGTAATATGGCAACGAATCCTTAGTCTTTGGGTCATAGTAAAAGAAAAACATACTTCCTATACCTGTTGATGCTCTCTGTCTCTGTTTATCACGCATTATAGTTGCGGGGTCTGGGCTTAAAGAAGTAATTTTAGACCGCAACCAATCACGAGCCCTCCGTGTTCTTGGTCCAGGTCCTTCTTTCTGTAATTGCTCATTTATTCGGTCTATTAAGTATGCCATCTTCTATTTATTCAACATTATTACTTAATACCTAAATCGTTTTCTGTTATAATTTTAAATTCCCAACCATGTGTGTGACAGAATTCGTCTGCTGCTTTCCATTTCATTTGATTAACAATGTATGTCACAGACTCTTTTAAGTATTGCTTTGTCTTTCTTTTTTGAGTGGGTTTTTTAGTTTGTGCTTCGGGTTTTACTTCTATAACATAAGTCATTACCATGTCGTTTGATTTTTTAACCTTGATGATGAAATCTGGAAAATACCTATGCATTTTATTGTCAATTGGATTCAAATAAGGAATTGACAATTCCTCTGATGACCACCAAATTATGTTTTCATTATCATCAAACCACTTCATACACCGCAGTTCCCAAGATGAGCGATATATTATATTTTCTGGATTACCATTATATTTTTTAGGGTTTTGCGGGTTAAATTTACCCTTATAAGAATTGTGTCCATATGTCATATAAATATGTAGTCAACATATAGGAAAAACATGGGATTATTTACTCTTACCGATATAAAATTTGAATCTAAGAATAGAACACGAAGTGGTGATCTTGGTCTTACTCAAGAATATACCAGTAGTATTTTGAAATATCCGATAGATGTTGGAGCAGTTGACAAAGGTCATTATATGATTTTTCATATTAATGCCCAAGATAAAACTGAGTATACTGTAAACTTTGCATCAAATCCAGATTCTAAAGTACAGGCAGATAGAAAAAGATTGCAATCAAGCACTGGTGCAGTTAATATAGGAGGCAGTTTAAGTGAGGTTATAGAATTTCTTAAAAATAATGTTGTAGATCCTATAAATCAAAAGTCAAAAATAAATGATAAATTTTCAGAACTTGTTGATAAAGTTTTTTCACAACTTCCAGTAAAATTTAGAGATCAAATTAAAGTAGGTCCAGGTATTACAAAGTTTTTTGATGAACTGAGTGCATTGAATAATGTAAATTTTTTAAGAACAACAAAAAGAACAACAGATAGTGTTGCATTATATATGCCGAACACTTTAAATTTTGCTCAAACGCAAGGTTTTGGTGGTTTGGTATTAGGAAACGACCTTGCAAATAAAGTAGCTTCATTTGGTAAAGCTATGATTGATTCCGATTCCGGAAAAAATTTAACGCCTTTTATACAAGAAGGAATTACTAGTCTTATAGGAGGTGCTATAGGAAGCGATACTGCTAAAGCAATATTTGCTAGTGTTGCTGGTGTAACAAGAAATCCAAGAATGGAAATGATTTACACTGGTCCAGGAGAGTTTAGAACCTTTAGATTTTCTTTTATGTTTTATCCTAGAAGTCAGATAGAGGCTAAAGAAGTTCAAGCAATTATTGCTAGATTTAATTTTCATCAAGTTCCAGAAATAAAAAAAGGAACAGCAGGATATTTTTTAGTTCCTCCTTCCGAATTTGATATAAAATTTTACTATAATGGTTCTGTTAATCCTAATATTCCAGAAATTACTACTTGTGTTTTGAAAACTGTAGATGTGGATTATGCACCAAATGGATTTCAAGCTTTTGAAATAGATGATCTTGGTGTAACGGTTGGCGGAACAGGTATGCCAGTTGGCATTAGAATGGATTTAGCATTTGAAGAAACAGCAATAATGACTAAGTTGGATTTCGCAGATAAACGTGGAACATCTAGAATGAAAACCACATAAATTATATTAAAATAAAATGTCAAAATACTTCACATACTTTCCAAAAACTGTCTATAATCTAGAGGGTTCTAAATCTCTTGATGTTATTACCAATCTAACATCCAGTTTTTCATTTGATGATAATATCCTAGAAAATGCGGTATCTTACTATGAGTACTCAGTTCCTGATGGTGAAACACCAGAAATTGTAGCCCATAAAGTATATGGTGATGTTGAGAAACATTGGGTTATTTTGAAAATGAACGGAATCGTAGATGTTAAAACTGACTGGCCTATAGAACAAAGAATGCTAGATAATGTGGTACATACTAAATATAAGACTGCTTCAATTTTAGATGGGCTAGCATGGGCCAAAGCAAATAATCATTCTTATTATAAAATAGAAACTCGTTTGTTTCCATTGACTCGGGAAAAAACAGAAACTAAAATTCAAATAACAGCAGCCGCATATGCAAATTTAACAGCATCTAGTTCCAATTATACCTTAGCCGATGGTAATGCTTTAACCGTGTCTGTTGACAAAACTGTTATAACTTATTATGAGCATGAAGTTGAATTGAATGATGATAAACGAAATATTAAAATTTTAAGAAATGAATTTATCTCTGAAGTTGACCGTGAATTTATTAGGGTAATCAGTAATGTCTGATGCACAGATTACACAATCTTCTCAATATACAATTAATCCAAGAGGAATAACACTAGTTACTAAACTTGGTGAAATTAATTTGGCAGGTATGTTTCAAGAATTAACTATTTTTGATTCTATTTTCAATCCGTGCATGTCTGGTACTGTTCTAATACAAGATGCTGTAGGTTTATCAAATAAACTTTCATTTGATGGCTCCGAAACTTTGTTAATTAACATAGGTAAAACTGAAAATGTAGCAGTTATCAAAAAGTCATTTAGAATATTTAAACAAAGTTCTAGAACAAGTGTAAGTTCTGGCTCAGAGATGTATCTTCTTCATTTTGTCTCGGATGAATTTATTCTATCACAACAAAGTTCTATTTCTAAAGCATATAATAATTCTTATTCGGAAATCGTCAAAGATATTTTAAAAAATTATTTGTTACTACCAGATGATAAAATTTTCTTTGTTGAACAGACAAAAGGAATAAGAAAAATTATTTTACCTAATCAAACTCCATTTTGGTGTTTAGATTTTTGTTCAAAGAGAGCAGTTGATTTTGATTTATCTCCTACTTTTTTGTTTTTTGAAAATAAATTAGGATATAATTTTAGCACAATTTCTAGAATGATTTCCAGTTTTCCAACTCATTTTATCAATTATCAACCAAAAAATTTAGGATTAGAGAATAATGAGCGAGATGAATTACTTGGCGCTAAGTATATAGAGGTTATAACGCAGTTTGATTTAAATAAAAATATTAAATCTGGTGTTTATGCTGGAAAATTTATCGGTATTGATATCACATCACGAAAAGTATATGAACGAAATGTGAGTTTTGCTGAGATGTATGCAACAGCAAAACATGCAAACAAAACGCC